TTTATACATCTCCAATAAACTCAACAATGATTTTTGGAGGGCAGGTTGGTTACTATGGGATAAATGGTTCAGCCAAAACTTCTATTGAACTCTTTTTAGTAACTTCAAATAGAACTGTAACACCATTCTATGCTGATGCAGACAATTTAGATTATAGTGGATATTTCACAATGAATTATTCAATACAAACAGAGATTGATGCAGCAGATACAGCCTATTTAAAAGCAAAAGTATCAGGTGGTTCTAAAGATGTGGGTATAAGTGATGCGACTAGATTCACAGGTTCTATAATTTGTTAAGGGTTTGGACTATCCAAACAAGGAGAAAAGAATGCCTAAGATAGAAAACACAGAGCTAGAATACACCGATGCTGACGCTATAGCGTTGGACTACTACCTTGGCTCTGATTGCGAGACAAAAGACCAGTGGGCGCAACGTGTATGGTCTAAGTGTGCCGAGTACAAGGCTACTGGTGGCATGGGCTATGACGGCAAAGGCATGGAGAGCGTATACAAGCGTTGTCCTTACGGCTTATGGGAAGAGAAGAAAGGTAGACGTAGGGCAAAGCTCATGGAAGAATTCCACGGCAAGCGTCTTAACGCTGATGAGCAAGAGTTCCTTGATTGCTGTGATAAGGAAGTGAGTCGAGGCAAGAGGATGAAGTGGTCTGTTTCACATTGCGATGAGCAAGTAAATATTGTGGCAAATGACGAGCGTTACAAGACAAGAGACCAGCGAGATGCCGAAGAGATTCTAAAACAAGAGCAAGAGCAACTAGCGAAGAAAACGGAAGTAGAGCAAAACGTCGCTTTGTTAAAAGCTAAAGGCTTTGATGCTCAAACGATTTCGGTTATATACCCACGCTCTAGGATGATTAAAGAAACATGTAAAGCCGCTTTACAGGAGTAAAACCATGAAACTTAGAGATGCCGGATTTACAGTATGTTGTGTTGTCGTTTGCGTATGCACACTATATTATGTGTTAAACCTATGCATTCCAAGCATTCCAGACGATTCAGTTTTTGAGGAATATCTTGAAGACGAGCTAGAAGATCAAACCGGGCTTTCTGTAGATTTAACGCCATGCACTCCTGAAAGCCCTTGAGTATTAATATGTAACTTATTAGTATTATACTTTCATCGTTTCAAAAAAATTCCTATGCAGCCCTCCCTCTTGGGCTGCTTCTTTTTTAATCATCAGATATTCCGATTAGCTTATTCAATAGTTCTTTTTTTAATTCATCAACTATTCTATTTTTTTTCCCTGCTAAGTGATCTTTCTCACTATCAGATATTAATGGGTTGTCAAGTAATGTATTGACCTCTTTTAGCATATTTACAAGTTCAGTATCTAAGCCTCTTTTCATATCTGGAATTGTTTCAAAGAATATGCCGTTTGGGTGGTTTTGATTAAGGAATATACCATTTCCATCGTTACTTAATAATATTGCATTTTTCCTTAATTCATTATATTTTTCATTTAAATCGTCAAGCAACTCTTTGTTTTTCTCTAATATCTCGTTTCTTTCCTTAGCCAAAGTATTTAGTTGACCGTTGAAATTTTCTGATATTTTCTCTAGCTCTTCAGATATGAAGTTATTTATCTTATTTAAAAATTTTTTAATCATCTTTTTTACACCTGTGATTTTTGATGGCATCCCATACAGCTTTGTTTAATAATTCTAATTTACTAGCCTGTTCTTGTGCAAGCTCCTCAAGAAGCAATAGTTGTTCTTCGGTGTATTCTCTATCACTAATTTGGACAAATTTTCCGTAACCTTCCGTTTCTGGTGGTACACATGTATAACCATCCAATACATTTTCTCTACAATACGGACAGGTAATCTCTGTCAATCCCATCATGTCTATTGGTGCAGAGCCATATTTTCTTTTAATCATTTAGTTTTCTAACTCTCTCTTCAAATTCTTCATGTACGTATTCTCTTTTCCCTGTTTTCAGTTCGTATACATTACAACGATGCCCGTTTTTGCATCTACATCCATACACTGTATATTCTTCACAAGAATATTTGTTTGTCGTTCTTTTAAGTATTTCGCCACAGCATTTGCAGTTCTCAGTCATAATAGTAAACCCTATAAGTCTTACTGTGTGGCATAGTCACAATCTGTGCCGTTTCCCTTTGCTTAGGTGTAAGATCGCCATAGAAGAAGTCTACCGCATCATCCAGGAGAAAGAACGACTTGTATGTTAGCAGTAGGAGTAATAGCGTTTTAATTATTCTCACCTTCTACCCTCAATCGTAAAGTAAATTTTAAGAATATATTTTAAGCAATAATATAGCATAACGCATATAAACCCCAGGCAACCACATATCCATGCTTCAGTAAAAATGTTCATGTTATTCTCCATCAAATACGAAACCCCAAAATATGGGGTCTACAGCGTTAATTTTCTTGTTTCTGTCAAATAATCGTCAAATAAGATTCTCTGTACCTTCTCCACCTTAAGCGAAGTCTCGTAAAGCTTCTGTAGGTCGTAAGACTTTGTATTCCTTCGCATCTCTACCGATTTGGTAGGCGTTGGTAGCGTTCTGGTAATTGGCAGGGTCATTTATCCATCCAAAGTCTTTCCTTAAGTTTAGAATTAGAGCGGGGGGAGGAAACCTCGCTCATCTTTTTGTTGCTTTAATTCCTTATGTGTGGAAAAATCTTCTACATGAATAAAAAGACTATATGTTGTAAGCTGATTACTTCCAAGCCAATTTTTGCTGCTTTGCAAGAAACAAGTGAGCTTTTTGCTCAAGCTTGTAACTTTGTTCTTGAAGTAGCTTTGAAAGAGAAAACGCATAACGCAATCAAGTTGCATCACCTTTGTTATCAATCTATTCGAAAGCAAACTGGACTTTCTGCAAATCTCACCGTTCGTTCTATACGAAGAGTTGTCGCCTGTTTGACAAAAGTTAAAGGGAAAAGAAAGAGACCTCGAAAGTTTGTTCCAAAAAGTATTGATTATGATGCTCGGATATTTAACTATCGTGAAATTGAAGAGTCGGTTTCTTTGACTACTTCCAAGGGTCGTATTCGTATACCTATGCAACTCGGCGAACATCAAAGAGAAGCTTTGAAAGGAAAAGATCCAAAAGCTGCGACTGTAGTTCAAAAAGGCAAAGACTGGTACATCCACATCGTTATTTCTTACGATAGCATCCCTTTTGACGGAGACGGCATAATGGGTGTTGACCTTGGAATTAACAATATTGCTAGCACATCTACCGGCCTTAAATTTGAAGGGAAAAGCAGGCAATCTTTTAAAAATAAAAGGCAATCTGTTCGTTCCAGCCTTCAATCTAAATTTACTAAAGGATGTAAAAAAGTCCTTAAAAAAATATCTGGTTACGAAAAAAGACGTACCAGACACGAAAACCACGTTATTTCTAAAAAACTTGTCGAAGAGGCTAAAAGGCACAATTGTGGAACTATCCGCATGGAACAGCTTAAAAATATTCGTACAAGAACGAAAACTTGGAGCAAACATCTTAACCGCATGGTGGCAGGGTGGAGCTTTTACGAACTTCAACAATTCGTTGTATACAAAGCTTCTGCTTTGAGTATCAATGTCGAATTTGTTAATCCAGCTTACACAAGTCAAACTTGTCACCAATGTTTAAAGTTAGGCTCTCGCAAAGGAGAGCGTTTTAAATGTACAACCTGTGGCTCAATGCATGCTGATGTCAACGCATCGCATGTAATCGCTTTAGGTGGGGCACCTGTAAACGTGCCCGAATTAGCAGCTACGGCTAGCTAAAAGCTTTCGCCTTCAGGCGAGAGTTGTTTACGGTCGCTTAAATGCTTGGCGTACTTTTCTACAGGAGGACTCGAAAATACCCCACTGAAAGACATCAATATACTGATAACAGGCACCCAAAACGTTCTTACTATAATATCTTCCCAATCCTTTTCCCTTTTGAACATGCGGTATGCAAAGTACATACCAGCAAATAACAAAGATTTAGTCACTGTTTCTCCTCTAAATACTTAAATCAGGCCCACAATTCAAACTCGCTTGTTATAAATGGTTTAAGTCCTACAAGCCTCATAAAATATGGTAATTGGTCCGATTGGTCTGATTGATTTTACTTCTTAACAACATTTATTTTCACTGGATACAAAGCTTCTACCTGTTTTTTCTTGAGCTTAAAAACAGGTGTCTCAACTCCCTTAGAATCAATGTATTCTATTCTGTCGTCACTATGCACTACCATGAAATCACAGAAATATTTTGCTTTCGGAATATCAAACGGAACTTGGCGCAAAAAATACTTTATTTGCCCAGATTCCCTAAGCATTTTCAATTGCTCGTACTTCCTAGCCTCAAGCTTAGATGGGAAACGTATATTATCAACGAAAGTTGGCTTAGCTTTGTACTTGTTAAATTTCATACTCAGAATATCCACCCTCTAAAATTTTCGTTACAGCATCATCAATAGCTTTTTTTGTGATACGAACTTGTTTAGTCTTATCTAATTTTTCCTGCTTTTTCTTAGCTGTCGTGTGTATTTTTTTTATTAAATTAGTAGTGCATTTTGTAGGCTTTACACGCCCATTTTCCCATCTATTTACATTTACAGGGTTTATATCCAGCTTGATAGCAAGCCGAGACTGTGAAATTCCTAGTATCTCCCTAATTTCTTTTAGCATCGCAGGTACGTCTTCTTCCATGTCCTTAACCTCTAATATTATTATTAAAGGCATTGTTATAACATGTTGTAGTAAAAAGGTCAAATAAATTACTACAGCTTAGAAGAAATGTTCCCAAGAAGCTTTTCAATTCTATGCAACGAGTTCAAAATCTTCACATCTGGAGACTTTTCCTTCTGTAAGCGATCTATCATTTGATCTCTTTGTGCTATTTTGAGTTTAAGCTCTCCCAAGCACTCAAGTAACTCCTGCCTAGAGCATAAGCTCAAAACTTTGAGGTCTTCTTTAGTCATCAATTTCGTCCTCTAGAGGTAGATTACTTTCGTCACGATTAATATATTTAACCTTTCCTACAACGTAACCCATACAAAAGGTTATTGCAGATATAACGTATACGAATAGATATGATTTCACTTCTTTTCCTTTTTCTTTTTCTTTCTTTTCTTACATAAATCAATCACACACTCAATATAAGACATGCCATTAAAATAGTTTCTTAAAATTTCCTTTAGCGTAGAAGCTTTCCCTCTTCTCACTGTCATTTTTTAAAGCTTGGCTGAATTTTTTCTAAATTGCAGACCTAACTTTTCAAGCTTAATAAGCTTTACCCGGGCTTCACGACCTCCACGCTTTATCCCTGATAAATATCTGAAAAGACTAAACTCAATTTCTTTCATAAGGTCTAAAACCTCTCTTGCTTCTTTTTTACCTTTCATTATTTTTTCCTTGTTGTTTTTGTTTCGGTTAGTAATCCATTCATAAAAGCAAAATTGACTTTGCCTAAATTTCCCATAATTCGGTTTTTTGCCACATCTACTTCAAGCAAACCCGGATAGTTGTTTTTGTCGTAATAAGATGGGCGGAAAAGTAGTAAAATATTATCCGCATCCTCTTCGATACTTCCACACTCCCTGAAATCTGACATTAGAGGCTCTTTATCCTGCCTAGATTCGACTCCCCTGTTTAATTGGGCTAAAGACACCACTGGAATGTTAAGCTCAAGAGCGAGGTCTTGTAAGCCTTTAGAGACCTCATCTATATTTAGGTGATTATTCGCATGTTTAGAATCCGGCTTAATCTTGGTTATGTAGTCGATATATATGATATCAATCTTGTTAGAAGCATGTAGCCTTCTAGCCCTTGCTTTCACTTGAGAAATTTTAAGACTCGTTTGGTCTTCATATATTAAATTTTTTTCAGACAATAGCTTTGAGTAATACATAAACTGAGACAGTTCTTCTTTAGAACATTTCCCAAAATCTAGCATATCGTAATGAATACCGGCCTTTGCACAAGCAAACTTTTTAAACAGCGTAGTAGCTGGCATTTCAAGAGAGAAAAACAAAATGTTTTTTGGATTTTCACAAAATAATTGCTTAAGCATTAAGTTTAAAATAAAACTTGTCTTACCCATAGAAGTTCTTGCCCCGATATAAGTTAAAGAACCTTTTGCAAATCCACCAAGCATGGCATCAAGGGCTTTATATCCTGTTGAAACAGATTCGGAAACCGGAAGTCCTTTTTCTATCTTTTCTTGGAAAGCTTTATAGTAGTCTGTAAGAGACAAGCCATCCATGAAATTCTCATATAGGCTTTTATTCGACTTAATCTCTTTTCTTTTGTTCTCTTGTCCGATAAGGCAAATCTCTTTTTGATACTCGATAAGTAAATCATCTGGAGACCCCTTGCACTTGTCTATTTCGTGAGTCATTTTCTGAGCTAGAAGGATAAGCTCTCGCTTGTTAGATAAAGCTTTAAGAGGAGCTATGCAGTCATGAAACTCTTCGTGAGACGGTGACTCAGACATAAAATCAGATACAATCTTATGCCTATTTTCGCTCTTAAACAACTCTCTTTCTTGTAGATATGTAAGTAAGCTAAACAAACTTATTTCTTTGTTTTGTTTTGCTAAGTCTATCATTGAATTGAAAAGAATCTTGTTTTCGTCAAAGTAGAAGTCTTTTTCGCTGAGGCTGTCAATAGCTTCATTAACAGAATCTACTTCATTTAGCATTCCGAGAAGAACAATCCTTTCGATTGTAAAATCATTTGGCATTTCTATTTTCATCGTTACATTCTTTAAATATGTTTAATATTTTGTTCGTTCTATCTTCTGCATCATCTTGAAGGTATCCTATGACATCTAAAGCTATTTTATCTTCTAAAACAACGTAATGGCGATCTTCAAAATGAATTTCAAAAGATGATGGTAATCCTACAGATTCTATTTTTTCCTGTAAACACTTTTTCGCTTCACTTAAAAGCTTTTCATCGTCTTTAGGCTTTACCGTCTTTTGGCATCCTTCTTCGCTAATGCGTTTAGCAGCAGTGAATAAATAACCTCCGAATTTGGCTACGCTTCTTTTCTTTTTCGTTTCAGCTATAGCTTCTTTAAGAACTTCTACTGAAAAGCGAGACAATCTACCTTTCGTTTCATCATTGATAGGTAGATCCTTCAGAAGATTAAATTTCTCTCCTTTAGGAGAGCTACTACTATCTTCCTTTAGCTGTTCGGAATTACCTAATAACTCATCATCACTAGTAGTAGTTTTAGAATCTTCTTCAATAGTATCTTCTTTGTTCGTCTCTGTGACTACCCCCCCTCTTCTCTGAGTATACCCCCTAAAATA